GCCGTCACGCCGCGCCAGTCGCCAGCAATGGCACAGAGTCGTCGCGCGTGCGTCGAGCTTCGCCTGTAGGGAGGCGCTCAATTGCCGCATGAAAGAACCTCACGGAATGATTTCTACGATCGGGATATTGGGAATTGCGCCGGCCTCGAACGCGCGAATGTCGATTTCGAGAAAATCCGTGTCGAAGCGCGCCGGCACGTCGAAGAGAAAGCCCGCCGTCACGGACGCGCCAGCGGGGGGAGCCTGCCCCGCCGCGAAGGCGACCAGCCCGGTCGTTGTATCGACGGAGAATTGCGTCGCTGTCCTTTCCGCGCCGTTCACCGCGACGCGCACGCTGCCGGCGACAGGCTTGGCGATCATGCGCGTATAAGCGGCGAAGGCGCCGCCATAAGTCTTCGCGAGCGGGAAACCTGTTCTGACTCCGTCGCCGGTTCCGAGCCTCTGGTCGGTCGGCGCCGGCGTCGCGCCAGGCGGGCATGACGCGAAATCCGCGCGATCGCGCCAGCGAAATCCGTAAAGCCTCCCGCGCCGCTCCTCGAAAAATTCGATCACCTGCGAGAGCTGGCTCAATGTCTTCACGCCATAGCCCGCTTCATAGCGCCGCCGCGAATGCGCCCAGCGCGCATTGCGCGACTCGCGGCCGGAGCCGAGCGTGACGATCTCCGTGCGTCGTTCCGGTCCGCCGCGCCCATGCAGCGAGACGTCGAGCGGAAATCGGATGTCGTGAAAGTCGGTCATGTCCGCTTCGCCTGTCAGAGATTTCTTTGGCCGCGCGCAACCGCGCGCGCGAGCGCGCCCGTGATCTGGCTTTCGGAGCGCCGGAAGCCCTCGACGTCTTGCGCCGCGATATTGACCGTGACCGACACGGGCTGCGTCGCGCCCTGCGAGATGACGCCGAGGCGCCCATCCGGGCTTCGCGCCAGCGGCATCACCGCCTCGGCGCCGCGTTCGCCCATGAGACCCATGGCGCCGCTATTGGAAAAATAAGCAGGGCTCGCAATGACGCCGCCATCTGCGAAAGGCGTGACGGTCTGGCTCCCGCCGAAGGCGCTCGCGAAGAGGCCGCCAAGACCGGACATGAGCCCCTCGGACAAAGTCCGCGTCGCGTCGCGCAACGCCAGCCGCGCCAGCGACCGTGTCAGCGTCGCGAGCGTCTCGTTGAAGCTCTTGCCGCTCGCCGTCGCCGCGCCAAAGCCGCCGAGCAGCGTGCGCGTCGCCCGCTCGCCCGATGCGTTGATCTGGTCGAGAAGCTGCTTCATGGAGGTCAGATCGTGCGTCGCGAGCGGCGTGACTACGCTCGACTGATTGAATGCGTCGGGAAAATTCGTCGTATTATCCATGTCGATCCCCATGATCGGGAAAGCTGCGCATCAGCGCCTCGAGGGCGGATCGCGTCGGCGGGCCGGATGCGCGCCCATAGACGCCTTCCGCCGCCGCATGAAGTTCGCGCGGCGTCATCGACCAGAAGTCGCTTGGCGCCAGCCGCAGGACGCCCAGGCCAAAGGCCATGGCGCGCGAAAAAGGGAAGGGCGCGCGCGGGGAGGACGGGCGCGCCGCTGCTTCCTTTTTCGCTTTCAGGCGTCCTGCGGCGCCGGAGGGTTTGGGCTTTGCGTCTCCGGCGCGTCGCCGAAGGTCGCGGCGAGGAGGTCGGCCGCGATCCGCACATAGCCCGCAAGGCCCTCCGAAACTTTCATGCGTGAAACATCGTCGTCGGTAAGCGCATGTCCCGCGCCGCGAAGGCCGCAGCCGATGATGCGCAATATGTCGCGCGCCGACAGCCGATTGCCCTCGAAGCGTTCGGCGAGCGCGACGAGGTCGGCGGCGCCCATGCCGCTTTCGAGTTCGGCGAGCGCACCGAGCGTCAGGCAGAGCGTATAGGTCTTGCCGTCGAGTTCGGCGTCGATTTCGCCGCGTCGATGATTGGCCATGTCAGATCGCCGTGAAGGTCAGGGCGCCGGCGGAATCGAGCGAAATGTCGAATGTGACTTCGGCCGCGTGTTCGCCGCGATAGTCGAGATTGGAAATCTGGAAGGGACCGGCCAGCACGCCGAAGTGCGGAATGACGATCTGCCAATCGCGCAACAGCCCGTCGAAGAAGACCTGGCGCAGCAGCGCGTCCGACGCCTGATCCTTGAAGATGCCGGTTCCCGAGACGCTCGCGCGGCGAACGCCGGCGCCGCCGAGCAGCTCGCGCCAGCGCCCCGCCGACTCGGCGTCCGTCACGTCCACCGTATCGGCGTTCATGGCGATGCGGCGCGTGCGCAGGCCGCCAACGGTGACGAAGGCGCCGGCGCCGTCGCTCATCTTGAGAAGAAGGTCTTTGCCTTTCTGGGCGGTCATTAAAATTTCCCCTACAAATATTCGGTCGTCGCGCGGAACAGGATGGAGGCGCGTGCGAAGCGCCCGCCTTGATCGCGCCGCGCATCCATGGAGACGAAACGCAGATCGACGAGCGCATGTCCCTCGAGCGCCAGCGGCGCTTCGTCCAGTCGGTCGACAATCTGCTGCGCCAGCCCCATCGCGACGCCCTGGCCGCGCTGAGTCGTCACGATCGCGAGCGTGAGAAATTGTTCCGCCGCGCGCGTGTCATGGCTCGACCAATCCCGCATCTGCGCATCGGCGAAGAGAACATAGGGAGGCTCCGCGTTGCGCGGGGCCTCGTCATAGACTTTCTCGCCGCCGAGCGTCGTGACGAGCGCGGCGTCCGCCAGAAGATGCGCTCTTATCGCTTTTCGAAGGGAGATGACCGGCGAAGCGCTCATATGCCGTTCCTCATGAAATTTCCTCGCAGAGGCATCTCAGAAAGCGTCGCGATTCGTCCGTGTCCTCGACGCTGATTATGAGCAGCTTTCGCCCCCGGAAGTCGAAGCGCATCTGGCTCGCGACATCGGCGCGCCAGCGGATCGTCACCGCAATGCGCCGGGCCTGTTCGATGCGCTGTTCGACGAATTGCGCGTTCGCGTTCAGCGTTTCGATCCGCCCCCAGACTTGCGCGAGCGGCGCAAAGCCGCGGACAAAACCGCCAATGTCGTCCGGCGCGTCGATCGGCGCCTCGATCGTGAGGCGGCTGCGTAGCGCGCAGATGGTCGGGCGGGCGCTCATGCGAGGCGCTCGCGGCGGAACGGGGCCGCAAGCTGCGTGACTGATTTCGGCAACGAGTCTTCGTCCCCGCGCCTTTCGCGCCAATGCGCGGCGAGAACCATGATCGCGCGGCGCAGCGGCTCCGGGGTCTGACTCGCCAGGGCGCCATAGCCGACGATAAAATCGATCTCTATTCCATCGGTGGCCCGGCCCGGCGCCGATGGCGCCGCTTTGAAGATCGCGCGGCCGCCTTCAGTCGCCGCCGGCGCGCGATAGGCGGACGCGGGAATTGTCTGCGCTGCGTCATTAGCGTCGTAGACGCGCATGGCGGAGAGCGACTGAAACGGCGCGAAGGGAATCGTAAGATACGATTGCGCGCCGACGCTCTCGGGCCAAGCGTCGAAAACCAGCCGCCAGCTCTGCGTGACGAAGAACCGGCGCGTATAGGCTTCCAGAGTCATGCGCGCCGAGACGATCAGCGCCTGGATCAACTGGTCTTCGTCGCTTCCGTCCTCGCGCAGCCAAATTTTCGTTTCTGCGAGCGAGACAGGCTCGATGGCGGGCGCGCCGATGAGCATGGGACGCATGTCGGCTCCTTTGAAATGAGCTAGCCGCGGCGGCGTCGCCGCGGCTCGGGTCAATCTGGGCCGAAATCAGGAGACGCCAAACTTGAGCAGCTTGATCGCTTCGAAATTCTGTACGCCGCCGCCGACGCGCTTCGTCGTGTAGAACAGCACATAGGGCTTCGCGGAATAGGGATCGCGCAGCACCCTGATGCCGACGCGGTCCACGACGACATAGCCGCGTTCGAAATCGCCGAAGGCGATGGAGAAGCTGTTGGCGCCGGGGTCGGGCATGTCCTCGACTTCGACGACGGGGAAATTCATCAGGGAGGCGGCTCCGTCCGCCGTCGCCGGCGGCGCCCAGATGTAGTCGCCCGTCGTCGTCTTGAACTGCCGCACCAGCGACTGCGCCCGCCGGCTCATCGCGAACTTCCCGTTCTGCCGATAGCCGGCGCGCAGCGCATAGACGAGGTTGACGAGCGCGTCGGACGGATTGCTCGCGGCGAAGGCGCCGGAGACGCCCGTTACGACATAGCCGACATTTCCCCATGTCCAGCTCGCATCCGCGACGGTCGGATAGGCGAGGAAGCCCTTCGGCTTGTTCACGCCGTCGCCATTGACGAAGGCCGCGCCCTCCTGTTCGGCGAAAGCGACCTGCACCTCGTCGGCGACCCATTGTTCGATTTCGACGACGGCGTCGTCGAGCAGCGCCTGCGTCGCCGCCGGCATGGCGTAAAGCTCCATGGCCGGGAAGGTCATGTCGGCGATCTGCTGATTGGCGGTCTGCGGCCGGGGATCCGCTTCCGCGACCCAGCCGGAAGCGGGGCCTGTCGTCGAATAGGCGCGGCGCAGCGATTGCGTCGAAATCTCGCGCACGCTGGCCATCGCGCGGATCGGCGAGAATTTCGCGAGGCGCCGCAGGATTTCGCGCTCGGCCGGGACGGGCACGAGATAGCCGCCGTCGGGGCCGGAGCCGCGCGACATCGCCTTGGCTTCGAGCGCCTTCAGGCCGCCGGCTTCGCCCGAGCGCATGTAATGATCGAAGGCGGATTTGTGTTCGCGCGCGCCATGGTCGTCAGCCTGTGCGCGCCCGCCGATGCGCGGACGTGAGAGATCGAGAGACAGCCGGTCCAGGCGGCTCTTCGTTTCGTCCAGCGCCTGGTCGATGCGCGCGAGTTTTTCCTCCGTGACGGCGTCGGCGCCCATGCGCGTTTCGAGCTGCGCCAGGCGTTCGTCATTCGCCTCCTTGAAGGCGGCGAATGCGCGGTTGAGATCGCTGACGATTTCGTCGCCGGCGGATTTTATTTCGAGAGATGACATCAAAAACCTCATAGGCGTGCGTCGGCGTTCGCGCCGAGGCGGCGCGCACGTCTTTGCGAATGGAAGCCGTCTTTGGTTCGTTCCGCGCCGGACGGCGGCGTCGCGGAGCAGAGGATCAGGACAGGGCCGTGTCGCCGACGCTTACGAGACTGCGTTGGAAGCGCAGGGCGGCCTCCTGCGCTTTCAGGCGCAACAGAAGAAACTCCCTTGCGGCGGGCGTTCTCACTTGCTTGACCGCTTGTACGCGCGCCTGACCGAGCATGGGAAACGTCACGATGGAGATCTCCCAGAGATCCACTTCATAAAGGCGCCGTAGGCCGCTCGTTTTGTCGTTCGTGGCGCGCAGCGTCCGAAAGCCGATCGAGAGGCCGTCCACCGCGCCGGAGCCGAGCAACGACAGCGCTTCGCGCGCGCGGCCGACGGAAAGATCGAGCTGGCCGCTGACTCTGAGGCCTTTCTGATCCTCCATGATGCTCGCCCACACGCCGATCGGTTCGGCTGCATTATGCTGCCAGAGCATTTTCACGCCGGCGGCGCCGCGCTTTGCGAGGGAGCGCGAAAAGGCGCCCGCCATCACAATGTCGCCGCCGCTATCCGCGAGGCCGAAAAGCGAGGCGTAGCCTTCGATGATCCCCGCTGGGCTCGTTCGCGACAGCGGCAGCGCCGCGCGCTTGGTTTCGCGCGCCGGCAT